TGATTAGAATGATCCGCCAGTAATTGGGTTTCTCATAACAATCTTCAACACCTTGGTTGGGTCTTTTACCCAGATTGCAGGCATTGTTTGTGTCATAAATACTCGGTATCCATTGAACTGTCCAGAAGACTGGAATCCTTGGGTACGACCCATGTAGTCCATAGTACCGTTTTGGTACCACCACTTCAATTGATTATCCCAAGACAACTTCAACAAGAAGATGTTGTCATTAGTGTTATCAGTAATATCGAAGATAATGAATGAATAAGAAGACAATGGGAAACCATCAATGATTGGGTTTTCAATGTCGTTAGTGTGGAGGTTATCAAATGCTGGGTTCAACACAAACTTCACGTTAGCCAAGAATGGGATAACGTATGAAGTAAATGCAAATCCAAAATTCAAATCCATACCTTGACCAGAGATAGCACCAATACCATTGTTTTCAGCAGCCTGGATAACAAGACCAGATGCAACTGCTTCTTTCTTAATGGCTTCGTTAACCATTCTCATACCACCCATACCAGTTTGTACAATCAGTTGACGCTTAGGATCTGGACCCTTGAATTCAACCTTACCAGCATAGAAGTTATAGATTTCAGAACGGAATAGATCCAAGTTGAAACCAGACTTGTTGTAAACTCTTTTGAAAGAGTTATCAAGCTGCTTCCAAAGACCCACAGACAATCTGATATCATCTGGACCGTCCTGACGAACTCTACCACCTTGTCCCCACATCAAGTAGGTTTCAATGTCAGTAGCAACTTTAGTCAAGTGAGCTGCTTCCATTGTAGTCAAGAAGGTACGAGAAAGATTACCGTTTGACATTGCACGTTTTACGTAATCTTTACCCATGCGGCTAACCATAGTATCAAGGTTAGCAATTGATGGATCAAGATTTTTGTCAAAGTTTCTCCAGATTTCAGTTACTGGAACTGTACCATCTGCATTCAAACCACCTTTGATCATAAGATCAGCACGGCTAGATACAGAGTAATGTACGTGAGCTTCAGCACCACCTACAAAGTTGTAGAATTCGCGGAAACCAGTAGCAGTAATGATATCTGAGAATCTTTCACCATATTCTCCACGAGCAGAACCCTTACGGAAGATCTTAGTTCCAGAAACCAAATATGTATCAGAATCGATACCATTTCCAGTGTCATTGTTTACTAATTGTACGGTGTACAAGAAACCATCGCCCAGAGGAAGGATATCATCTGCAGTGATGTACATTTCAAATCCGTTGTACTTATCATAAGTAATGATGTCACCATGACCAAATTCACGACGTGAAAGTTTGATCTTAAAGGTAGTACCATCAACACCTAAAGTACCGGTTTGATCTGCTGAGTCAACAATGTAAGGAAGGTCTTGTACAACTGGAGTCTGCCATTTGTACTCACCTCTAGCATTGTCAACATTAATTACGTTCTTACCACCAAAGGAAGACATCTGATACAGAGGCATCTCTACCTTTTGTGCCATTGCCCAAAGGTCAACTGGTCCAAGGTCCATCGGCTCTGCGTTCTTCAGCATGTTAACCAGGTGGTATGAATCTACGTGTGAACTAGCTGCGTAGTTGGTATCTCGTAGAAATATACCATTGTTTAAAACTGGAGTTGCCATTTTATATAATTATAATTTAAAAGGTTAATCTATCGTTTAAAGAATCCGCCTGTATTTCTAGGCAGTCTTCTTTGTGTTGTTTCTTCTTTTTCAATAACAGGTGCAGAAGATTGCAATTTTGCTTGTTCTGTTTTAAGCTGTCTTACTGTTTTTTCAGTTGCAATAGCTTTACCCTGTTCTTTTACTTTTGACCTATATCCTTCTGGATCAGCAAGTAACCAAAGGGCTTCTGCAATCAGAGGATAATTAGGTTCAACGTACTGATATTTTTCTAACAAATGCCCTAGCAAATTAGTAGGTCTGTTAGAAATAGATGGATAATTAGGTTGTACAAGTCCATTATATAATAGACCTTGAGTCTTTTTATCCAGCTTTAATCCGTTAATATCAGCTGTTGCTACAGTATCATATACATTCTGCATGTATTGTTGTGCTGCAGCTTGTTGTTGTTCACGCATTTGCTCTTGTTGAGCTAATCTAGCTTGAACAACTTTTTCCTGCATAGCATCTAACTTTGGTTTGAACTTATTGGCTTTTGCCTGAAGATCTCCCCTGTCTTTCCAACCTTCAATTTCTTCTTCAATTTCATCAGCGTTACCAAAGTTGGTAGCTCTTAAGTACTCTCGAACAATTTGTTCTTGATCGTTTTCTATTGCAGGATTTAATTGGTGTACTTCTTCTGCCTGAGCAAGAACCTTAAATAATCCTTTAAGGTCATTTCCACCATCAGCTACATATTTAGCTGCATATTGAAGTTCTTTTGGTAAAGACTGAAAGAACTCTACTGGAGTTTCACTTCTTACTTTATTTTCAATTTCAGCAATATTAGCTTCAAATAATTCTTGATAATCCTTAATTGTATATTCTTCAATAGGTTTATCATCATCAAAGGGAATGATTTTACCGGATTCAATCAGTTTACTCATGAGATCCTGCACTCCACTTTTCTCTAACTTAGGTCTTCCAACAGTTTTAGTTTCATCTTCTGGAGATTTCTTTCTAAAATCTTGTTCTGGATCTACTTCAGAGATTACATCATCAATCTTAGCTGTTTCTTCGTTGGAATCATCTGATTCCTTTTCAATGAACGATAAGTCTACACTTTCTCTAGAAAACACGTTTGGTTTAGTTTCTTCTGGTAACATTACATTTTCTGCACCAGGAGTTCCTAAAAAATCTAAGTTATCTAGATCTATGTCAACTTGTTCTACAGATGTGTTGTCTGTAGTTTGATTATTGTTTGTGCTCATTTTGTTGGTTTTACATTAATAATATAAACAAAGTTACAGATTTAAACTTTATAGATTAACTATATAATTTAAGAACTTTGTCATTTTATAGCTAACACATGTTATTTCTCTTTCTTTTTGTTCTTTTCTTTGGTATTTTTATCATACTTGTTCTTGTTTTCTCTTGCAATTTGAAGTTGTGTCTGAGCAATATTGACCTGAGCATTAAGTTTTTCTCTTTCAATATTCATTTTATCAGCATGCTCCGCCATTCTTGATATATCTTTTTCCCTTTGCAGATTTATATTTTCACTCTGTACGTTCATTTTATTAATAGTACCTAGTGCATCCAAGTAATCAGATTGTGCATTTTGATTAATATCTACAGTAGCACCATATCCAGCAGATTTAATTTGAGCTTCTTGTAAACGATTTTGTCTGTCAAGATCCTTCTGTTGAGCTTCAAATTCTCTCTTAAGTTTATTTTCTTCAGCCATAGCTTGCATTTGCTGCTGTTGCATCTGCTGTTGTTGCTGCATTTCTTGCTGACGTATCTCTTGCTGTTTGTTCTCAGCCTTCTTAAGAATAAGATTAATATCAGGAATATTGTCTGCCATCATCAATTTACCTAGATCGTAGATACTAGCTCCTGTTGTATTATTACTTACGGCCATTTGCTTGAGCTGTTCAATAATAGCTCTATGATTTGCTTTTGTTGTAATAAATATATTTAAGTCTCTAAGGAGTAGGTTTACACCATTAATCTCAAAGTTTGTTCTTTCTTCGTTATTAGTGATGTACTGCAGTCTAACAGATGGTTTTGTTGAATGATAATACTGAGCTAAGTCAGTTCTCATCTGGTGCACCCTCGGCATTAGATAATCACAGTGTTGAATGAAGTATGTTTCAGTTTGAGCATAACTAGCACTTACAGACTGTTCAATTCCTGTAGCAGTTTGCTGAGCAATCATTTGACCCATTCTTTGAGGAGTAATACCAATTATCTCATAAGCCTGCTGCTTAAAATATTGAGCTAATTGAATCCTGGTCATCAAACGATTTGTTTGCTCTAAATCTAGTTTTTGATAATGCTGGAAACCTAAAGCATTTTCTGTATTAGTAATAGTAGTATCTAATGGAAGAATTTGAAAATTCTTCATTGCAACATATGCCTTGGCCAAATTGTTTTTACCCCAATCTTCACCTAATGAGTGACGAGGTATTGCATTTTGGTCAAGTAAGATTACAGTTCCTAATTCATCTACAAGAATATCTGCAATCTGATTGTTTACAATGTTATAACCAATTTGGAATGGTTTCATTAAATCCACTAATGATGTAGATCTAGTATTTCTATCTGAAAATACAGATCCTTCTACAGGAAGTTTACATCCATAGAGTGAGTCATCACCTTTAAATTGGAATTTAAGAGGTCCTATATTATTCTGATTAATCCCTAAATAAATAGGATTAATACCTCCAGGGTTATTTGTTCCCCAATAAGTTGGGTGATTAGGTCCAATCTTTACCCCACCATATACTTCATTAATCCATATCCAGTCAATGTGCTCACCAAAAATTAAATTATCTTTAGTTTTATTTTTAAATAGATCTGTATTATAAAGTGGTTTATCAGTTACAACATAAGATTCATCAACAATATCACTTGTTACTTCACCAAGATCATCAATTTTAGTTAAATGACCCACCTTTCTTTGAGACTTCCAATATGCTGTAGTAACCCTTAAAAGATTAGTCATACCCATATCAAACCAGTCCTCACTATCTGAGAGAATCCAGTTAACAATGTCACCACCTCTTAATGTATTGTCCCACATTGACGTGTATTGACGATATCCCAATGATGGCATATTAGTATTCCAATCATGGGATTTGGTTCCGTCATAATAACTACCGTCATTTTGATATCCTTGAATAGGATAACCAGCAGATCTTACAGGATAGATTTGTTCTAATGTATCCATCTGTTCTTCAGTCATCAACCAACCATATCTATCAATAACATCGGCAACTGTCATCATATCATATTTGCCAACCCATTGACCCTGAGATATATATCTAGAATCTGGTGACTTATGATAAAAAGTAAGAACGGGATTCCAAAGTTCTACATCATAATCATCCTCCATCATCCTAAAGTGCCAAAACTCTCTATCTGTAATGAGCATATCTCTGAATGCTCTTTCTTCTAGTTCATCCATTTTAAACCTCTCAGTATCTACAGCATGCTGATGACTAGCCCATTGCTCAGGAATAGATCTATATGACTTTTGGAAAAAATCCTGTATTTCAGGCAATGATTTTACATTTTCTGGTGACATGGCTTGTTGATATTCCTCAGAGTTTACATCAACGCCATCTTCAGCAAGCTTCATCATTAGGTTTCTTTCTGCTGCTGATACAATTGTATCTTCAATTTGCTGTCTTTTAATTTCAAGAAGTTCATTATAAGAAAATTCATCAACAGCTCTATAAGTTACTGAAGATGAACGTTTTGCAAATTCAGATACAAGAGTATTAATTACATTTGGAATAATTGGATAAAACTTAAGCTCTAATGCAGAAGCATCTTCTTTTGTCAATGTTTCAATCAAGTCTGCATATTCATTATCCTCTTCGATAATGTAATCCCCCTTATCGATTATACCTTTAGCCAACTTATAGTTTTTCATAAGTCGTCTAGCATTTCTTCTTACATGCTGAAGACCTTTCCACTCAAGCCAATCTAAATTCCAGGCTGTCCAATCATTATCTTTTTTACTACGTGGTAAGAACTGAATAGGCTGGTTAAGAGTACCCATTTTATTGTACTCAACTTTGGCACCAGCCTTAATCTGCATTGCATTATATATCTGCATATTATCTTAAATTTCGAAATGGTTGTTTTGGTATCTTCATTCCATTAAAAACTGCCCTATTCGATCCAATGTGACGGAAAGGGCTCATATTCAATTTACTGAAATTATTACTATTATCCAATTTTTTACCTTCAGATTCCTCATATCTCTTCTTATATCCCCTATTTGCTTGCTGTACTTTTGCAAAAGCTACTAAAGCAGCAAAAGAAACCAGTCTATCGACGTTGACACCTTCTCGGTAATCCTGCATTTCTTTTAATAGCATTGGATCAGGAATTCTTTCTATTCCAAAAACAGTTTTAACTACTGTTCCATCTTCTTTAGTTTCAGTATACAACTCTTCTTTTACAAACTCAATTGCATAACTTAACATATGATTTTTAAATAAAGTTCCTGTATTTTTCCAACCATAGTCTTGGAATACATTAGCATTTGCACCTAAATCTTTTAGAAACAAAATTTGATTTTTGGGTACTAAATACTTTTGTTTCTTTCTGTAAATCATATAGTTAATAAACTGACTAATATTGTTTTCTACAATAGTCCAGGCGTTATACCACTCTATAAGAAGTTCTAATCTCTCGTGGGTTTTATTTATATCATCAAATCTACCACACCAAGCGGCTACAATTTTATCTTGTTCAATATATGTTTCAACACCATCTAGTTTATTTTTAGTTACTTCAACTGGCGTTTTATATACATATATTGAGCATAATGATTCTGAGGTAGTAGTTTTTCCTTCACCTACAGGGTCAACAGAAGCATAATAAGTTCCGAACTCAGGATTAGCAACCGGCCTTTCATAAACAACAATTACCCCTGTTTTATCTTCAGTTTTCTTAGTAATTGGAAATTCTTTAATTGGTAGCTTTTTACTTTCAGTACAAACTATTTCACCCCTCTCATTTTTATGTAATTCTAAATGCTCATAAGGATACATCTTTTCTTCAATCCTTCTAATTTGTTTTCCAATGAGATGTGACGGAAATACTGATACACTTCTAAAGTCAAATGCTTCTTTTATATTTCTAGGGTGCTGAGAGATACGCAATTGGTATTCTTCAGGATCTAGTTCTTTTTGCCATTGGGCAAACTGTTCATTTAAAGCAAGTAAAGCTTCTTTGACTTGAGAATTACCATATTTATCAATAAAAGGTGGCATTGACCATTGCTCTGGAATAAACAATCCAGTTTTACCAATTACCCCCGTATCGTCAATTAGATCAGACTCAATACTATATATATCATTTGCGTCAGGTCTGGTAATCATTTTCTTAAGAGGTTCACATTGGCTAAGATCACCGACAGATCCTGCAGCTATAAACATACCGGTTGTTATAAAACCAGATTTCATGGCAGGTCTGATGAACTCAAAAGTTGTATCCATCTTAGGTGCAATACCAGCTTCTTCGTGAAAGAAGTATTTACAAGGACCACCGACACCATTTGTTGGGTCTTTCTCAAATGACATTCCTTGAATTACTCCCTTTAAACCAACCTCAGATTTTCTTTTTTGAGTACCTACATATGTCTGAATTTCAATCTTTTGCTGCCAGAACATAACCTTCTGAGGGTTCATAGGACGATACCAAGCAGTATGTTTATTCAGAAAAGACTCGTACTCCGTTAGAAATTTCCAAGTTCCTTTTTCATTTATATAGTCTTTTAGACTGGCACCCATCTTTAGAGTTACCCCTTCTTCAAACCATATCTGGTTTATCAGTTTAGCCGAATGAAAATAAGAACTAGCTATCTGACGTTTCTTTAATACTGCACAATGCTTATAGTTTAGTTCAGCTAATACTTCATATAATGCCATATGGTATTGAGCATCTCTTATATCAGCAAAACCAAACTTTTGAGTTTCTTTGTTGAAAATTGGTAGGAAGTTCAGCCACATATAGTAGTCTCTACTTATATACCAGGCCTTTCCACCAGACTTAAAAATTACACCTTTTCTGCATTTTTCTTTTTCTTCATCCCAATATTTTCTATGATCTTTTGTGCCTTCTGGAAAGAAACAATAAACACCATCTTTATTAAATTTTTTAGCTTGCTCATTAAAGTTACGAGATGCTTCATCAAACTCATATTCCCCAGGGACTTTAAATATGCTTTTACAGAAATCTGCAAAGTCTTGCCTAGACTCAAAATCTGTGTAAGTCCAATTACCATCTTCAAATGTTGGAATATGTTCGTATATATTAGTACTCATTCAACAGCTTTAATACTTCATTAAGTGCCTCGTGCCTATGGTTTTCAGTTAAAATAATTTTATTAACGTATTGAGAACCAGCTAGTTTTGATATCTCATGAATAGCAGAATCATTTTTAAATTTTAAATCTATCTGCTGAGCATCCCCAGTAAATATCATTAGGGAATTCTTACCTAATCTTCCTATACACATTTGTAATTGTGCCTTAGTTAGATTTTGAAATTCATCTACAATACAGATAGCATTTTCAAACGTCCTTCCTCTAAAGTGGGTCAATGAAACAAGTTCAACAGCTTCATCTTCTTCCATCTTATTTAGGATATCTGGTTTATCATACACCTTTCTCATATTAGATTTAATGGGTACCAACCACGGTTCCATTTTTTCTTTTTCTGAGCCAGGTAAAAACCCATTATCTTCCGTAGATACTGTAGGTCTAGTAATAATAATTTTATTTACTTTTCTTTTAAAGTATAAATCTAGTGCAATTTGTACAGCAAGTAATGTCTTTCCACTTCCTGCATATCCTATTAGAAAACTATATGGTTTTTCTATTATAAGTTCTTTTGCCCTTTTTTGTTCTTCAGAAAGAGTAATAGAAAACTTTACATCTCCTTTAGGTGGAGTTTTTTCAATGTTTGACTTTCCCATACACTAAAGATAGTGATATTAAACGTTTTCGTAAAACTTTTGTGATAGATATCCTATAAGATATGAATAAGCTTCGTCAGTATGTTTGTTATGTTCCATTCCTATTCTTTCAAATATGAATGATGTAGCGTGAGATAATTCATGAATTACAGTACCTACACCAAGACTTGATGTTACATCAAGATCAAAAACCCTTAGGGCTATTGTACCATTATCGGGATAATACACAGTTCTAGCTGCAGTGTGATTGTCTTTATTTATAAGAGGACCTACAAAAGAAGAAATACTATCTGGGTCTAAATCAATAATTCCAGCATTAACTAAATTTTCAACTAGTGTTTCATCAGATTGATTAATACTTATTAGTACATCTTGATGATAGATTGGAATACCGATGATAAACATTTTAGAGCATTTGGTCATAGGCAAGTCCTTGACCACCTCTGGTTTGACTTTTCTGCTCTTCTTGTAAGTCTTTGTAGGCACCTTTGTAGGACTGACGGATTGCCTCGAAGTCTTTAGCCATTGCTCTAATTTGGTTAATGTTACCATCTCTTCCATCTGTTATTGTTGTTGTATTCATGTAATAAGCAATGTTATCTAGTGCTTTTTTTATACCTTCATAGGCCCGCATAGTTGGAGTTTCATAAAGTTTTTTACAGAATACTATTGCTTCTGGAATTCCATCATCTTCAGGACTAAACTCTGCATCTATCTCTGCTAATATAATCTCTTCTTTGTTATCATCAGCAAGATTAAAAAAAGGATTTAGATCTGGACTAGGACAGGTCATATAAAATATATACTGATATATCTTCAGGTAATCCTCAGGATAATCATCCATAATCTTTTTAAGTGTAATGATGGTATAACAGTGTTCTGTTGGAATCACGACGCTGTTTTGTATATCAAATAATTTAACTATCATTTTTTTATTTTTTATCTTCGGCACCATAAAAATAGTAAGGGCTATTACCATAACTCCTATCTATTTTTTCAGAAGACATTTGTTTTTTAAATATTTTTAACTTAGGTGGATTATCTTTATCATATGGTATTATAAAATCAGCATTATGCCATCTCAATAAATTATTAGGTTGTACGCAAAAGTTACCATCTTCAAGTGCTATAAAGTGGTAGCATTTACTATCTTGATGATTAGAGTAACCTAGATTCAACTCATTTAAATCTCCTTCATAGTCATCTATTGTTGTAATGTAAATGCCAGATCGCCATTTACCGTCTCTACAAAAAACATCTACTGTTTTATTTTGTAAAAAAGAAAATGTGGTAACTGCTATATTATTACTTTGACAATCCCAAGATTGCAGCATTGATAATCTTACTTGCTCATCCTCATTTAATAAATCAAAATTTTCTAAGTGCGTAAATGCTGAAATTGGCATATTCCAGAATATTGCGCCAAAAGAAGACTGGAAGTGAAAGTGTAATGGCCTGTTAATCATTGATTTAGCACCAAATATATAACCTGCTGTTAAACCTTCTTCTTGGTTTATATACTTATTACGAATATAGCATTCTGTAAAAGGAACATTTGCATTAAGCTGCGCCATTATCTCTTAGCTTATTTATAATACCTATGACTTCTGTTTTTAGATATGGCAAGTGATATTGAACAATTTTATCTACCACAGGCTCTCCTTTATCATCATAGAATACTACTCTATTATCATAAGCATCTTTGCCAGCTTCTTTAAACTGTATATGTTCAACTACAAGTTTTCCAGGTTTAAGTTTAGGATTATGCTTTAGTATCATATACATATACAAGCTAAGTTGTATGTTATAATGATTAAGATTGCAATCATCTAAATGATGAAGAGGCGGCAACATCTTTTCAGAAATACCTTCCCAATTAACGTACCCTACAGATTTAATCTCTTTGTTGGTTTTGTAGTCATATATATCCACGACACCATTGATTACTTCTACCCTATCTGCCTGACCACAAATACCTGCAGATTTTAAGTATACTAAATGCTCTGGATATATGCCATTTTCTAGTTTTTGAATAGGAGCCACTTTGAGATTGTTTTCTGTAATAGGTCTGATAATAGGAATATCTGTGTCATTAATCTTTATGGTATTGCATGCTAGTAGATCTTTTTCTCTTTGATTGTGATACCAGGTTCCTAGATTAACTGCCTTTGCAGATTCATTTTTCCAGGCTTGTTTAATATCATCTTCAGACATACCATACCATTTGCTTTTTTTATTCTTTGAAGACTTACTAGCAATGGCATCGGCATCAAATGGTTTTTTATATTTAGATATTATACTAGTTACACTAGTCCATTCAATACTATTCTCAGCATCAATACTGACATACTTATGCTCATCAGATAAAAATTTAATTGGCATTTTTTTCAATTTTTTCATTAAGAGCCTCTTCTTCTTCTTCAGATAATACAGCCTGCCATTTACCCTCTTCACATGAAGATGATAAAGACCTATGTAAAAACTGTAATGAGCAGCCGCATGAACCACAGCAGGGTTTAGTTCCGGGAACAACACACTTGTTACCAGATCTATCAATAAGTTCGCATTCTTGACATATCTCATTACGAGCTGCCGCAATTTCCTCAATGTGCTCATCTTTAAATATAGAGTTCTTAATTCCCTCAAGAATCTTCCCCTTTTCCTTCCAGATTTGAATCAGTGTTTTGGCCATATCGTTGATCTATTTTTTGTTTTTTTCTTACGTTTTCTTTTTGGACAGCTTCACTTAAAACTTTAAGCTTTTCAATTTTATCTATTGCAACTTTGTAGTAAGGATATTTTCTAAAATCTTTAGGGTTTACATTTGTAACAAAGTTGTCATACTTATACATTGCTGCTTTTAAAGCTTTAGGTTTAACTTTAAAGGTACCAAAGTTTTCTATCGAAATGTTTGGCTCTGATAAACTTTCCATTGCCTTTCTTACCTGTTGCCAGTAAAAGGATACTATATCTACTAGATCTGATTCAGAAATGTTATTCTCTTCTGCAAACTTCTTATACAGAAGGTTTACTTTCTTTGGATTCAACATATAGTATTTTATAATCTAATAGTATGTTACCGCCTACTTGAACTTTTAATTCAGGATTAAGTGTGATGGTTTTCTTATTCTTTCCGTTCTTAATGAGAAGTTTTTTCTTTTCAGCTTTTGTAACAGCATTCCGAACTGATTGGCTGCTACCAAATATCTTATTACTGGTAGCAGCCTCACAGAATTCAGTTAGTTCTTTTTCTCCGGAAAGAGCAAGAAATGTTAGGCAACTCAAGTCCTGATCAGATAAATGCAAAGATTTTAATTGGCAGTATACAGCAATTTGAAACTTTACTATACTCCACAAATCCATCCTTACATTCTTTTTTACTTGGTTGACTACAGCCATCTTACTGGGTCTTTTTAAGAGTTCTTGGTTTTTCTAATTGCTCAGGCATTTCACCATCTTCAGATTTTTCTGGTGAAGGAGCCATCATTTGAGCCATTCTGTAACGAATGGTTAATCTTTTTAACTCAATTTCTTCCAGTTCTGCAATAAGAGTTTCGTAAACTTTTTGAGCTTCTAGAAAAGGAATTTGAGATTTGTGATGTTCAAACACCTCACGTTGACGTTCCTCCAATTGTTCTTTTGTCAAAACTTGATTTTCTACTGCTGGTTCTTGTTGTTCCATTTTTATTAAGTTTAAATTATAGTGTTACAAATGTAAACTATTAGTTTAAACTTGCAATATTTAAATTAAAAAAAATAGGCCTGAACTTTTTCAGACCTATTCAAATCAAAATCAAACAAAACACAGAACACAAAACAAGTAATCAACTTGCCTTTTTAGCTTTTATATATCCTGTCAATTCAGACAGACTGGTATTCATTGCAGTTAAGTGGCTAGATATAGCATCTATTTTATACTCAAGTTTCTCATTAGCAGACTTTTGCTCTTCACGGATTTCATTTATCCTTTGATAAATGTGCTCCTCTTTTTTATTCATATCATCCTTGTTGTCTTTAACAGCTTGGTTAATAAGGGCAACATCTGCTTTGTACTTTTCTTCCATATTCTCGACGGTGTGAGTTACTTTTTCGATAGCTCTCTTTAGTGCATAGTAGAAACCAAGAAATGATCCTACTCCAATAACTATCGTCACCACGTCTCTGGTTTCAAAGACTAATGAGTTTACATCCATGATTACAAATAAATATATACTTAAGATATAAAAAAATTAGTTAGCTGCAAAATAAATTGTTGTAATAGTTAGACCTACTACAGCCACAGATAAACCAAGGTTTTTAATCTTTAGGAGTCTCATGTCTTTCTTTAATCTTTTCTCATCTTCAGCACGTTGATACTCCATAGCTTTCTCAAGAGCTTGTTTATTAGCATAGATCTGTCTAAAGTCATTTATACTAGCAGCTTGAATACCAGTAATCTCACCATAGAGCTTAACCTTTTCCTTCTCTATTCTGTATAGAGTATCTAGTTTATTGGCTGTATTATGCCAATAGATCATAGCATTGTAGTTAAGGTTAACTAACTGAATATCAGAATTCGATAGTCTTGGTATAGAATCCTGACTTAAGTAAGGAGTCTGATGCCTTGAGGGTCTCTGACAATCTGCGGTTACTACGCTTAGTATCATCACCAAGGATAGTGTAAACTTCTTGAGTATAGTGTTCATTTACTATGGGTTGTAATTTAATTAGTGTATCTGTTAAAAAGTTAAGGGAATCAATGCGATGATACAAGGAATCTATCATAATATTATTATTTTTTATTTCCTTAAGTAGGCTATCATTCATTTGTTCCAGTCTGTCTTTGAGGGGATCTTCCTTCTTACGATTACAAGTACCTACCGTAATTGTAACTCCAGCTATCACAAGAGCAACAGCTAGGATCCAAATTATTGCTGTATTACTTTTTCTCATCTTACTTTTTTCCATCTAGTTATATGAATGTTTTTGCTTAAGGGTCTAATCTTTCTGTATACCCCATCTTTTCCTGTGCGGGAATCTCTAGTTCCAGCATCTGTAGTATTACCTTCAATAGTTACTACTGACTTTTCTTTTACTCTTTCTACAATACCGGTATGTCCTATTCCCTTAAATCTACTTCTTCTAAACTTAGAATACGACAAAGACATTACTAAAACATCGTTTGAAGAATAGTCTTTAGTTAAGAATCTACCATTAGTAAAGATTACGTCATCATGGTTATATGATGTAGGAGAGTATCCTGTAATAGTACTAGGGACATCAGCTAGATCTAATATAGTTCTAACAAAGAAAGAGCACCAAGCATAACCTGGTTTCCAACCTCTTTCCTTCATCTCAGCTTGTAACCCCTTGTCAGTGAAACCTTTATTGTTTCCACCTTTCTCAGTTACGCCAATGTACTTTCTAGCAATGACTCTTACAGTGTGGCCGTCATTACCAACCAGAGTGTAAGAAGGAATGCAGAGAGCAATCCAAAGTAAACCCACAAGTAAAGCTTTATTTTTTGCCATGGTGTTAGGGTAGTTTTAGTTTCAGACTTAAGTTCTTTAGAGTAGAAGTATCGTTGTAGACCACGGAAGTTAAAGTAACCACCGAGGAATGCTAGGAAGTTGGCAAACACAAGAATTAATCCAGCAAGCATTACCTGCTGTAGGTATTCAATAGAGATAAGTGGGTCACCAAAGTATTGCATACTGAAGGTACCGACTAACATAAAGGCAAGAAATGCCATTGGGACTGACCAAAGTCCATCAAACATTTGAACTTTGTACATTGCAGTTTTAAGTAATTTTTTCATGAGCCGTAAATTTTAGTTACAAAGGTATCCAAATTTAGTTCAGTTCCCCAAGTTTCATTTTTTCCTTGAGCAGGAAGGAACTCAAAATCAAATACTAAGCTAGATCCTTCTAGGTAAGTAAGGGTTTTAGTAGCACTGTCATAGGAGATACTTGTTCCTTTTACAAGGTTTAGTGTAGTATCATCAGTACTAGCCATCTGTGTAGACCAAGCAGCTCCATACATTCCTGTCTGTAGGGATGGGTGATAAAGCTTCCATCTAGTTACAAACCCTGGGAGTTTCTGTCCATAACTTGCAGTAAGAGTTCTATACTGGATAGCATTAGAGATTATACCGTTGATATAAACCTCTCCCGTAACTTGGTTATTGTTTATTACAATGTCAGTAGCTAAGCTCAGGCAGTTTGTGTTGTCATCTTTAGCTACAACCTTCCATGTCCATGAGAATGCTTTGGCTAGTTCTACATCACTCATCCCAGTTTTTTGCTTGAGTTGGGCAATGGTATACTTAGGATAGCTCTTACTAAATGAGGTTGGGGTTACTGATGATGTCTTTATAAAGTCTTTTCTGAGGATACTTTTGGTTACAATGTTCTCATCATGTGGGACAGGACCTGCCATAGTTGTGTTCATCCCCTGCTCATTAAAGATTACATAGTCCCAACCTGTAGATGTCTTAGTAATGTTTACCTCACTCCAACCAATCCAGTAGTTTTGGTTATTAAAGGTAAACTCCATGTAAGGTTTGTACAGTCTGTAACTAGTCGGGGTCATCTCCATCACATCCATGTCTGAAGAATGGATATGTGTAGATGCTAGGTTAAGGG